TACGTCGATGACGAATGTCTCAGCCGTTCCGCCCGCCGCGCGGATTTCGCCTGCAATCCGCTCCAACTTATCCTGATGGCGTGCAACAAGATGCACTTGCGCCCCTTCGCGCGCCATGGTGCGCGCAACCGCATTACCAATAGCACCACTTCCACCGAAGATCACAGCTACTTTGTCTTTAAGCAACATCGCGTTTTTCCTCACTAGCCTACATCATTAAAAATTATGTCCAATACGGGATTTGCGCAAACGGGGGAGGCGGTAAGTTTAGTGGTAGCTACAAGCGATTGATTTAGAAGGGGAGTAAAATTCAGGCAATAAAAAACCCATTTATATAAATAGGTTAATAAAAACAATGAGTTACTTTCTTATCAATGACTTAATTAGGCGGTGAGTAGGGAGGAAATAGGGGGATTATCAACCGCTGCCGCCATTTTGTCGCCACTATTATGTTTTGTAGCGGTAGGTATTAGGATGGAACGTATCCATATCTTCAAGAAGACCAGACGTTCGCGCTTTGAGCATCAAAGAAAAATACTTCGAGATTTTTACGGCCTCTATTGAGACTCATCCGTTCTGCCCTCTTAATAATTTTCATATTAACTGAGGACTCAGGATCTCCATAAATTCCTACATAAAGTTGGCGCAATGTCCCGGTCTCAATTTTCCTAAGAATATGCTCATCATTTTCAGCTAAAGAGTGGCCATATATGAATAAACAACCTGAAATACTACTAAAACTACGTAATGCTTTCGCTAAGTAATCATTATGTCTAATTCTTTCAACCTTTTCTGTGCTTTTACCCTCTGAGACAAATATAGGGAAGTAGTTTCTGCTTAAAGCTCCGCGAACCTGATCTATCAACCTTATATTAGTATTGCTCCATGTGAATTTACGCATTTCATAACCGGCATCATAAAGATGTAATGCACCATGTAAAAACCACATGTTTTGATTTCTATTATTATCTGGTTCCCATGTGACATATGAAGCATCATAGTTATCTTCAGGTTTGCGAAACCCATCATCTACATTTGGTTGTTCACCTTCTTCGTTGTGCATGCAAACCCAGTAAAGTAACAAATCATAATTAAGTGTATATATTTTCTCGAAGTTTTCTAAAAATGATTTGCAGTGTTGATATTCTGATTCTGTAAGTTCTCCTGGCCAGCTAGGATGGCTAACTGCGAGGGTTTGTACCAATAATTCACGAAGTGCAGCAGCATCTTTACCTAGTTTTTCTAACAGCGTTTCATCATTCGTATATGCTCTAAGGGCAGCTTCAGAATCTGTCAAAACAGATATCACTTTTTCAAAATCTTCGGTTTGTAACTCTTTAAAAACATTTTTAACAGATGGGGATAATTTTGAGAAATCTGCTTGTTCGAATAGTTTCCCATACAAGAAAATATTAGGGCGACATGCTATGCTAAATCCATTCCCAAGTAATAAATGCCTTTTGCTTTGTCCACTAGAATTTAGTAAAGCCTCTTTGAATGATAACAAATTCATTATAATCCCTTAAAATATTCTTTAACGCTAAGTTGTTAGTGTTGCTCCGCATTTATTGATACACCCACTGAATTTCATTGGCAACGATGTTTGATACATTTTGTGCCATTGATTAATCAATTTTGAAAACTACGCGCAGTTTTGTTGAGTATTGAGATTTTGCTCTTACTTTCCACGCCGTTTAAAACGTGGCTAGCGGGTTAAACCGTAGTGCGGTTTCTAAGTGACCGGGGGCAAGGTGGGCATAGCGCATTGTCATTTTTATGTCATGGTGGCCGAGGATTTTTTGCAGGGCAAGTATGTTCCCGCCCAACATCATAAAGTGTGCTGCGAAAGTATGGCGCAGAACGTGGGTGAGTTGACCACGCGGCAGCTTGATAGACGTAGAGTCTATAGCACCCATAAATTGGAAGTAGTATTCCTTAAAAAGCTTATCAGTTTTGCGGGCGGCTAATTCGTCATGAAGTTCCTTACTGATGGGAATGCTGCGGTTTTTCTTTCCCTTTGTCCGAACGAAAGTGATCTTGTGTTTTGATATCTGCGAACGCCCCAGATTTTCAGCCTCACGCCAGCGTGCGCCGGTACTCAGGCAAACCTTCACGATGAGAGTTAAATCGTTGCCTAGCCGATTACAGGCAGCCAGCAGTTCGGTGATTTGTTCATGTGTGAGCCAGGCTATCTCTTTTTCGGCGGTGGTAAATTTCCGCATGGTTTCTAATGGATTCGGTTGGGCCATTCCCCTAGGCGCGCTAGCTCACTAAACACGCTGCTTAGATAGCTTTGCTCAAGATTATGGTCACGTTACCGGGTCTGTACCATTCTTCCACTTCTCGTTGAAATAGATCTAGCCTGAGAGACGTTTGTCACGATAGTGGGCGAACTGCTTAGCAGTGAAGTCTGCAGCCAGGGTGTAAGCACACCCGTTTTAGTTCCACACACTTTTTGAAATTTCCGGTTTCTCAGCCATCAGCCGATATTCGTCCGGCGTCAGATTATTCAGGGATTAATGAGGTCGCTTACTGTTATATTCAGCCAACTCTCCGTTATTTCCCGTGCTTCGTTCAGCGTTCTGAACTGATAAAAATCCAGTATTTCTGTCCGGTACGTCCTGTTAAAACGTTCGATAAACGCGTTCTGTGTCGGCTTACCTGGCTTGATAAATTCCAGCATCACACTATGGTCTTCAGCCCATTGTGCCAGAGCCAGTGATATTAGTTCCGGCCCGTTATCCATCTGCATCTTTAGCGGATATCCGCGGTTTGCCACTACCCTGTCCAGTACCCGTATCATCTTCTGTGCCGAGATATTCAGGCCAATTTAGATGGCCAGAGCCTCGAGGTTAAAATCATCCACGACGTTGAAAGTCCGAAAACGTCGGCCACACACCAGCGCATCGTGCATAAAATCAATCGACCAGCTCTGGTTGAGGATCTCCGGTGCGACCAGCGAAGCCGAATTGCGCACCGGCAGGCGTTGTTTACCCTTACGACGAAAATTCAGTTTCAGCAGACAGTAAATCCGGCGCACACGCTTGTGGTTCCAGACGTGCCCCTGCCTGCGAAGCACCTGAAAAAGTTTCTTAAATCCGTAGCGGGGATAGCGTTCAGCTGCCTCAGTCAGCCTCTGGATACAGGTTCATCACGTCGCGTATCCGGTTGATAACGAAACACCGTCCTGCTCAGCGATAATATCCTGCATGCCTGGCGTATGCTCATCGTAAACTGCGCAGTCAGATATCTGACGAGCTCACGCTTTAACGCTGGTTTTAAAGCTTTTTTCGATGACGTCTTTCAACGCCCGGCATTCCAGACTCAGATCGGCAAACATCTGCTTCAGACGACGATTCTCGTCCTCAATATTTTTGATTTTTTTGATATCAGCGGCTTCCATCCCGCCATATTTCGCCTTCCAGTTGTAGTAGCTGGCTTCGGAAATAGCGGCCTCGCGACAGACATCTTTGACAGTCCTGCCCGCTTCGACTGATTTCAGGACGGCGAGGATCTGGTGCTCGGTAAATCGGATCTTACGCATAGCGATCTCCTCAGGAGACATAATCAGTATGTCGGAAGATCTCTAAAAGTGAATGAGCCGGTTAAGCGGGATACTTACACCATCACCGGAGGTGCAACTTACCGTGAGTGGCTGTCCAAAAGTGACGCAATGCCGCCTGGACAGGTCAGCACTGCGCAGTAAAGGTGATCTGCTGGCTCTGCTTGATGAAACTGAGGCCGCCAGGGCGGTCTGCGCGGACAAAGTGGACACCATCGTGTCCTGTCTGGAGCGAGACAGTGAACAAGCCACGCCGCGCTGAATAAATCGGTGGCTTACGTCCGGGAGAGCCCGGATAAGCTGCACCTGTTTGTGGATAAAGGTTCACTGGTGGCAACCGGGGCCAGCTCCATGTCATGGGAATACCGGTACACCCTGAATGTGGTGATTGAAGACTTCAGCGGCGATCAAAACCTGCTGATGGCCCCGGTGCTGCTGTGGCTGATGGAAAATCAGCCTGATGCTATCAACAATCCGGAATTGCGCGAAAAATTGTTTTCATTTGAGGTGGATATTCTACGCAATGATATTTGCGACATCAGTCTGGAGCTGCAGCTGACGGAGCGCATTCTGGTGAGTGCGAAGGGCGGGACCTCAACCGTTAAGGCGGAGCCGGAGCCAGAAGAGCCGGAAGAAATGTGGACGGTGAATTGTGGATGAGCTGCAGAAAGTAGACGACTAGCTGACGGCGCTGCTGGCAAATCTGGAGCCAGCGGCACGCAAGCGCATGATGAGGGAGCTGGCGCAACAGCTGCGCCGAAATCAGCAGAACAACATCCTCCTGCAGCGTAATCCTGATGGAACCGGTTACGAGCCGCACAGGGTAACAGCCCGGACAAAAAAGGGCCGCATTAAGCGGCAGATGTTTGCCAAACTCCGCACCACCAAATGCTTGAAAACCGCCGCCACGGATGATTCTGCCAGCATGGAGTTTGCCGGGCAGGTGCAGCGCATTGCACGGGTGCACCATTACGGCTTACGTGATCGCGTGAGTAGTAAGGGACCTGAAGTGCGGTATGCGGAGCGCCGGCTTCTTGGTGTAAACAACGAAGTGGAGGTATTAACTCGCGATATTCTACTAAGCTGGTTTGTTTAATAGTATATCGCATGCAATACATTGCTCGATAGCATCATTAATTGGGACTTTATTAAAAGTCCATTCTGATTTATCAAAGCCACAAACAAATATTGTGCAGTCAGGTAGTGAGCTCTCGACCAATTTTTTAAATTTAACTAAGTATTCTTTGTTAAAAGAATTTCTGATTCCAATATAAATTTCTTTGAAACAGGATTTATTAACCTGTTGGATTTCTGTCTCGCGTCGCCAGACGTTTCTGACTACTCTGACCTCTTCTTCGTAAGACCAATATGCAGGTTTGTACAGAAATGTTCTTTGAAAAACTTCAAGTAAACCAGGATGGAAGCTAAATTGTAATCCTTGAAAGAAATTATGATCGTCGGATTTTTCGAAGGGGTGGTTCGGTTTTGTTGATGTATAAATTACATTGCCATATTTTGCAGGGACCATATTAAAACTTTCATCATTCAAACCAGCTTCATCTATGTCGATGCCGAAAACAACTCCTGCGTGAGAGCCATTTCCATCATCAAGATCAATTCCACGTCCGCCTTCGAATTTTTCCCCCTTACCATAGTGTGCCCACATGAGAGGATTAAGAGGATTGCGTGTCAGTGAAAGAATTCCATATGACATAGATGCTACGACAAATCTCATTGTTTGATCTCTATATTCAGGATCTGAGCCGTAATGTAAGCTCGTGAGCTCAAAAGGGTCATTAAGAGATGATGCTTTTGAGAACTTCAATGTTGAGTTTTCAATGATTGTATTTGCTGTTTTTAAATCGACATATTTATATAAAATCATTTCTATTAAATCTCAAAAAATTGGAAGGAAATTTTCATAAGCTCTGGTTTCAGAATATCACCTCTTCATTGTGAGAAACATCGCACAAAGCCAACAAGTTCTGTGATCGTTCGTGTTGTTGCACTCTCACATCATGAACGCACAACTCACAGAAATCATGCGCCTTATCACCAACCTGATCCGCACCGGAACTGTCACCGAAGTGGACCGGGACAACTGGCTGTGCCGAGTGAAAACGGGCGACCTTGAAACCAACTGGATTAACTGGCTGACGCTGCGCGCGGGTAACTCGCGCACCTGGTGGAAACCGTCTGTGGGGGAGCAGGTTGTGCTGTTCAGCCTGGGCGGAAATCTGGAAACCGCGTTTGTCCTGCCTGCCGTCTACTCAAATCAGTTTCCGCCCCCGTCAGACTCTGAGGACGGCAGCGTGGCGGAATACCCGGACGGCGGCTGGTTTGAGTATGAACCCGCAACCGGGCGCTGGTACGTCCGGGGGATTAAATCCATGGTGATCGAGGCGGCGGATAACGTCACTTTCAAAACTGAAAACTTCGTCGTGGAAGCCGACACCACTCGCATTAACAGCAATGTGGTGATTAACGGTGCCGTTAATCAGGGCGGTGGCCCGATGGATTCAAACGGGATCGTGGTGGATGACCACGCCCACGAAAAAGTGAAGTCAGACGGCGACATATCGGGAGGCCCGGTATGACGATGTATTACGGCATGAACAGCGCCACGGGCAAGGCCATCACAGACACCGAACATCTCAGACTGTCCGTAAAGGACATTCTGATTGCGCCGCAGGGAAGCGCATTGCCCGTCGGGAATATGGTTTGCTGCTGTCCGCGCTGATTGATCAGCCACAAAACTCCGCGTTGCGCCTGCAGATGATGTGTGCTGTGTATGTGGCGCTGATGCGCTGGGAGTCGCGGCTTACCCTCGATGCCATCACGATTAGCAGCGGCTTTGACGGCTCAATGGTCGTTGACCTGACGGCACACCTGTTTCCCTTTCCGTTTCAACAGGAGCACAAAGTGGCAGCCATTGATCTTTCCCAGCTCCCGCCGCCGCAGATTGTGGATGTGCCGGATTTTGAAACCCTGCTGACGGAGATCGGTGCGGCGAAACTGGCAAGCGCCGCTGCGCTCGGTGTTCCATTGAAAATTACCCGAATGGCAGTGGGTGATGGCGGAGGCGTGCTGCCCACTCTCAGCGCACAACAGACAGCCCTGATTGCTGAAAAGCGCCGTGCCGATCTCAATATGCTGTACATCGACCCGCAGTACAGCAGCCAGATCATTGCCGAACAGGTAATCTCTGAGACGGAGGGCGGTTGGTGGATTCGTGAGGTTGGCTTATTTGATGAAACCGGTGCCCTGATTGCCATCGGTAATTGCCGGAAAGTTATAAGCCACAACTGGCGGAAGGCAGCGGACGCAGGCAGACGGTGTGCATGGTAATGATAACCAGCAGCACTGATAACATCACACTGAAAATTGCCCCATCAGTGGTGCTGGCAACCCGTAGGTACATGGATGACAAGGTGCTGGAACTGAAGCTTTATGCGGATGACCTGATGGCAAAACACCTGGCTGCAGCAGATCCGCACACGCAGTATACCCCGAAAGCCAGCCCGACGTTTACAGGTATGCCAAAAGCGCCAACCCCAACGGTAGGCACTAACACGATGCAGCTTGCCACCACTGCGTTTGTGCTGACTGGAGTGTAGGTGCGAATGCTGAGATTGTCTGGCGGCAGGATGCTGTCGATGCATGTATTGCAACAGAGCGGGAAACCTCCGAGTTGGTTGCATGGAAAAAATATAGGGTACGTTTAATGCGAATCGATATATCAAAACCTGTATGGCCCATGCTTCCGCTGGCAATAGTTGATGATTAATTTTTGTACACCAACCATCGACTTATAAGATATTAGTTCTAACTAATGGCGCTAATATCTTAGTTAAAACAAATCGTTAACAATATTTTTTGTCCATTCGTATGTGTAGTGGTTATTATAAAAGAACATGGGTATGTTATAGTAATTTAATAA